AGAGACTTCTTCTAAGTATCTCAATACAACAAGCGACAGACTTGCCACTACCTACTGGTCCTCTTAGTCCTCTAAAAAAGTCATTTCCCTTGAGAAACGCTTTTAAGGTATTGCCATCTGCTTTGTAATTGAGTTGGGCCATTTATTTTACTTTGTTTAAATGTTCTACTAGCAATTTTTCTCTGATTTTTGGGCCAAGACTTTCTATTACCTTGTCGCATTCCTTGTCCGTTATTGAACTTGCTGGAAGGAATCTTAGATGTACCATTCGTACTATCTTTCTCAGTCTTTGCCTCTCTTGATAACTTATGTTGAACAGTTGCCTGTTCTCCAGATTCACTACCTTGTCTGGATCGTCTATACTCATACAAAAACTCCTTAAATAAATTCCAATCAAGATACACCATTGGATTAGAAAAGTCTTTCTTTAATATTAAAAGATCAGCTGATCCTTTCCATTTATCTAATTGAGCAAAACCTTCCCCATTTTTTCTTGCTTTAACTTCTATATTAGTGCCATTAAAAAGATCAGATACCTGAACATCATGAGGAAAGTCTTGTATAGCTCCTGAAAGAGGTTGCCTTCTGGCATTAAATCCTTCAGCTTGAAATAATTTTACTATTTCGTTTTCTACTCTTGTGCCTTTTCTTTTAGCTTTACTTGACACTAGTAATTCATCATAGCTTTTTTCTTAGGCATTTTTTTCTTTTTAGGCATAGCAGCTTTTTTCATCTTAGATGCTTTAGCTGGTTTACCTTTTTTCATGCTATGTTTTGGCATTTGCAACTCCTTGTAATTGATTGTTTAAGTTATGATTAGTTGCTCTAAGTTCTATCCTATCTTGATATGCTTTTTGCAACTTATCCATTAACACCTTGTTAATCTCTTTAATATCATTAACTTCATCTTTTAATTCGTCAACTCTTTTTACAATGCCATCTAAGTCCATATCTTTCATTTCTCCTTTATATTTGATTTGGGGTAAACTACAATCAATATATAAAAGCTAAATGCTTTTCAATTCACTTTTTTTTCTTATGTCTGTTTGCAAAGTTTCTGGCTGATTCAACGGAGCGAAAACCCCATGCCCTAAGTGCCAGTGCCTTTCTCGTTGGGCGACCTTTTTCATCTTTCATTGGACCTTTCATACCAGCAAATCTGGCAGCAAAAGAAATTCTTCGTGGATTGACACCTTTTTTTACTGGAGATTTTAAATTACTTCCTTCTTTTCTTTTGAAATAAGCTCTACCAGCAGCATTAAGTCCACCTTTGGGATTCTGATATTTTTTTGCAACCAATTAAGTACCCACTTTCTTTTGGGCCAACTTATGTGCAGCTGTAAATGACTTTCCATTACGCATTTCTTTTCTCATCATAGCCATATGCTTGGCAGAATGATGTTTAGAATGCTTTTTAAGAGTGTTTTTTTGTCGTTCTGTTAATGATTTAGCCATAATATATCCTTTCTAGCTAAATTGCCTATACTTTCGTACTTTTGCAGCGATTGATTTTGGCTGTTTAGATACTTGTTTGCCTTTTTTCTTTGCTTTTCTCTTTTCTCTAGTAGTTCTTGCATACTCACTAGCAGTAAGAGCCTTTATTGCTTTTTCTGGGAGGTATCTTTCCCCTGTTTCACTTGATTTCTTTCCAGATTTGGTACGCCATTTCTGTTTACCCCAAGCTTTAAGGCTTCTTTGACTTTTTGCGAGTGCCATTTTTCTTCTTTTTCTTTAATAATTTAAAGTCTGCTCCTGAGATTTTACCATCTCTATTCTTATCTAATTTCTTTTGATTACCTTTAAGCATTATCTATATCCTCCTCCAGCTTTTTTATAAGCCTTAGCTAGAGCTTGCGCCTTACGAGCTGACCATTTACCAGCAGCAGTACCATGACTTGCTTGTGCCTTAATGCGTTGAAATATTTTTTTACGCATTGTTGGTTTCGTATAGTTACCAGCTTTATTTACTGTACTTTTTTTAGCCATAATTTTTGTTGCCTAGCTAGGCGTGAGAGTAACCCTCTCGTAGTTTTCGTCTAAAGACAATTAACCTTAAATCTTTGAATTATTTTTGTCTATGCACAATTTACTTTTTTTAACCTTGTTGTGTGTATGACATCTTTCACTACTTGGTCAGTTGGTTTTTAAACCCCACCGCTTGGTTTATCCCAAGTCGATGCTAACCTTTATATCTCCGACATGTGTGTGTGACACCTTATCTGGTGTACGCAGTCCTACCCTGTCTAGAATATCTTTACTAGCTTCTAGCTGTACGTATTCAGACTTTGCACTGTTGGATAGTTCGACCATCTTCTTACTGGCGGTAACTGCACCAAGTCCTATCGTCTTAGCTACTTGTTCCATCATGTACTTCTGTACCTTTGGAAGTCGTAGCGTACGACTAGCACTTACTCTTGCTGCTTCTGTATTGTTTTTTGTTGAATATCCAGCGATTATTCCAGCTTCCTTTATGGTACAACCTGTTGTTACGATGGTATCAACTAGCTTTCGTTGTTTATCGGTTAATTCGTCATTCATATCGCCTCCGTTGGATAATTGTAATCATTGATAAATTCATGTCAAGAACTATCGTCAAGTAAAATCAGCACATCACTATATATTGATCACGAAACGATAATTATACCAGCCCTTGATTTTATATGTCAACCCACAAGGGGTTTCTAATAGTTCGTGGAGCCACGATCGTTCCGATCTTTCCACGAACGATTATGACATAAATAAAATCAGGTCTGGATTTGTAGTTAAATATCTTTCATTCAATATGATAATATATCCCAAGTGGGATAAAGAATGAATGATAATAAATAGTCAACAAAGGAGTATCCAATGACTAAATCAACTAATGTAGAACTAAACCAAGCAGATAATGTAGAGAACATTCGTAGTGTTCAATCTGCTAAATATGAAAACGAGTTAGAATCACTAGCTATTAGGTTTGATGATCAACTCGTTGAGCCAGTCAGGGCTACTAATTACTCTGATGGTACTGAATACAACATGGGTGAGATGGATTTTACTATCCAGATGAATCAAGAGATTCCAGCACTTCACAAGAGATTGGAGAAAGTACTTAAGTTTATTCAGATGACTGAGGATTCAATCAAGAGGATTGATGAGAAGATTGCCAATAGAAGAACTAGATCATCTGCTGAGTTGTTTCAAGACAACATGGAGATTGAGGCAAAGCAACGTCAAGCACTAGAAGAAAGATTGCAGACACAACACTATGGTCGTAATCTTATCTTGGCTAGTATCAAAGCTAGGGTTGATTACTTCAAGAAATGGATTGGTGAGGATTGGAAACCATACAATTCAAATGTTCGTCAGTCTAACATTACACCTGAGAAAAAGAAGTTTCTCTGGACCAAGCAAGGTCAAAAGGTTGCTGCATTTTACAATGCAAATGCTGGTAAGATTGACAAAGCAATCGATAACAAAGATGGTACAGTTCAATCTGAAGTTATACCAGCTATTGCTTACTAATTAATATATACTATTATCTGGTGGGGTTATATTCCCCATCAGATTTCTTAAAAAAAAATCGGTCTAAGTAGACCGAAGAAAGCGAGAGCCAATGAGATCACACACAGTGTGGGTAGTCTAAAAGAGAATAGTTTATACATACCGTATAAAATATACAGGTAAGGTGAAAAGTAGCTTACCTTGAGATAGACACATTGTAGATCGAGGATAGTAACAGCTATACACATTTGCTTGGCAGTGATGTATTTGTGTGCTGACATAAACTGTCAAGACTAAGGAGAATGATATGGAACTAATAATTATAGAGCTAATACTTTTAGCCATAATTCTGTCAAAATAAGGAGTTAATTATGGATCAAGAAGATAAAGAGAAACAATGGAAATTGATGAAATATTATTTTGAATGTTTCATGTATCTATGTGGTAGTTTGTTACTCATAGGTATATTTTTATTAATCGTAATATAGGAGTATATATGACTATAACAAATGAATTACAATCTGTAGCTGATAATATACCAGAAAAAGCTAGTTGGAAAACTATGGCTGTTAGAAATGAAAATCATAAGCAGATTAAAGATATGGCTGATTACTACCGTATACCTATAGCACAGGTATTAAGTATAATTATAAAGAAATCATATACTGATTTTGTAATGGAAGAATCAGAAAAGATAAAAGAAAGGAAACAAAATGATAAGTAGAACAATGAGAGGTGCTATGTATGCTGGGAGCTTTCTAGGTAACAGTACCGTATGGAGATATGCTAAGAAGAGAGGTTTGTGGTATTATAGACTATTGCTATCAAATAGATTTGCAGAAGTAATGTCAGATATCTTTGAGATGACCGAGCTAGAAAAGAAACTAAACAAAGAGAATTGGAATAGTCCAGTAAAGAAAAAGATATTTCATGTAGATGAGCATGGTAATATTTTTGATAATACTACTGGTGAGATATTCGGTAATATCAAAGATGGTATTGATAACAAGTTTGATGTTGATAACAGAAATGATGAGAATGTAATCAATATGCCAGACAATAGTAAGGAGTAACTATGAGTAAAACAGGTCAATGGGTTTATACTATGCAAGAAGATGCAGAAGCAATGACCAGAAATGAGTTCATCAAGAAACATGGTATCAATCAAGTTGATATATGGGATACTGCTGAACGTAGAAGAAAGCTAGAAGATGAGCTTCTACCTAAAGATTTTACAATAATAAAGGAGTTGAAAAAATGAGTGATGCTCAAATGGATTTGAACAAAAGTAT